AGTGGGCGGCATAGTCGGCGTTATACTCTGCCAGCAGCGTCTCAAACAGCGCGCCGTCCGTTCCGGCGGGCACGGACAGCTCCATCAGCCGCCGCGCTCCGTTGCCGAGCGCGGCGCGCATCTGCTGCCGTGTGCGTTCCGGCAGGCCGTGGCGGGTGAGGGTGCGGTTCATGGCGGCGGTCAGGTCGCCGAGCGTGTCGAGCAGCGTGCCGTCGAGGTCGAAAAGTACAGATGTGTAGTGCATAAAACGTATCTCCTTTGTTCAGGCACACTTATAGCGCATTTTCCGCCCGCTGTCAACCGAAAAAACAAGTTGACATCCGCTGCCGAATATGCTACTATAATGCAGCGCGCTGGCCGCGCGTCCATATATGTGTGGAATTCGGCTTGGAGAAGTACCCAAGTGGCCGAAGGGGCTCCCCTGCTAAGGGAGTAGGCTGTGATAAGCGGCGCGAGGGTTCAAATCCCTCCTTCTCCGCCAAAGACAAGACGCCGATTTCGGCGTCTTGTTTCTCTATCTGTATATCCGGAGAGTTACCGAAGCGGTCATAACGGGGCGGTCTTGAAAACCGTTAGGCGGCAACGCCACAGGGGTTCGAATCCCTTACTCTCCGCCATAAGTCCACCGTAATTCTGATAGAATTACGGTGGACTTTTTATGCCATTTCTTGCGGATTTCCCATTTGATGCTATAATGAATGAAATAATCGAGAATTTGCGCATCGAAAAAGGAGCGTTCGCATGAGAAGATTTTGGAGCTTTTATCAAAACGAGTCTTATCAGGTGGGCTGCAGCGGCAGAACGGTTTATATATATGATAAAGCAGGAAATGAGCTTGCGAAATTCCGCGATATCCCCTATGCGTATACAGCCGCTTTTATGCCGGGAAAGAATATCATCGCCGTGAAGTCCACAGAAGGGCGCCTGGGGTTTTATGATCTGGACTCCCTCTGCCTGCTAAAACGGATCACGATCACCAGGATTGGCGCACAGGATGAAGGATTTTGCTTTTCGCCCGACGGCAGCTTTTTTTACAATATCGAGAAGCCCATCACTTCTTTAAGAACTCAGCTTGGGGTTTATGAGACAAACACCTTCACAAAAGTAAGCACACTGTTTGCTGAAGATGTGCGAACAGTACTAAGACATCTGGAGTTTGACGTGAAAACCGGCACGTGCTATCTGTTGGGCTATGTGCGTAATGATATGGGGGTGCGTGATCGTGACTTCATTGCGATTTTTAATACAGAGAGCCAGACCCTTCAAGACATCCATTTCATCAGCCAAAAGCAATATGATTATCTGGCAATATACAAACATTGGGAATTGAGCGGGTTCACAGAAAAAACTCTCGAATGGTGTTTCTGTGACCTTGATGAAAAGTTAAGCCTAAAAGAGGTATATGAAGCGGCTGGCAGCTGATTCCCCTCCCGGAGAGGAACGAGAATCCGCTTCCATCGTTGTGAAACTGTGAATGGAAGTGAGCCTTCGCAACCACCGGCAGGCATCTTCGGATGCCTGCCGGTGGTTTTTCCCGCTTCCCTTTTAGACGCTGATATTGCGGGATTGCAGGCCAAACACATATATGCTATAATGAAAAAACCGTTGATTTTTGTCCGTGCGGCGCGTCTGCCGTCTGCGGCAAACGAAATGATACTCAGAAAGGATCTTTGATGATGAAACCGAAATTTGACGGCTATGCGGCACAGTACGACGCATGGTTCATGACCAATGAAAACCTGTTCCAGAGCGAGCTTCGCCTGTTCCAGAAAGCGCTTGGCGACATTTCCGGCAAGCGCGTGCTCTCCGTCGGCTGCGGCAGCGGCCTGTTCGAGAGCATGATCGACTGCAGCGGCATCGAGGGCATCGAGCCCTCGCGTGACATGGGTGCGATCGCGCAAAAGCGCGGCGTGAACGTGATCTCGTTCGGCGCAATCGAGGAGGCGGAGCTTGAGGACAACGCCTACGACGTAATCTATCTCAACGGCAGCTCCAGCTACATGGAAGATCTGGCGTATGCGTTCAACGTCTGCAAGAAGGCGCTCAAGCCGAACGGAACGTTTATTTCGCTGGACGTGCCCAAGGAGAGCGCGTTTGGCTTCATGTACCTGCTGGCGAAGGAAGCCGGCACATTTGACCACCCCTCGCTCAACGGCGTCATGCCCGAGCTGCCGTACCCGCTGGAGCTGTGCTGCGCTGGTGTGTGGCACTCCACCGAGGAGAAGATCGACGCGCTCAAGTCGCTCGGCTTCCATGACTTTGCATTCTATCAGACGCTGCTGCGCAACCCCATGTACACCAACGAGGTCGTGGAGGACGTTGTGCCCGGCTATCAGAGCGGCGGTTATGTCGCGATCATCGCACACAAATAAGCGAGGCGCGAGGTGAAGCTTTCCCAGAGGATTTATGCGTGCGCGGAGAAGATCTGGCCGCAGTATCTGAGCCACCCCTTTGTGGTGCAGATGGCGGACGGCACGCTGCCGGAGGAGAAGTTCCGGTACTATATGCTGCAGGACTATCTGTACCTGCGCGATTATGTGAAGATCTTTGCGGCCATCATCCAGAAGGCTGATGATTTTGAGCAGATCCGTTTTCTGAGCACACAGCTCTCGGACACGATCGGTGAGACGTATCGCACGCACCTGCCGTATATGCGGCGTCTCGGTGTCACGGACGCGGAGATCGACGCCGCGCGCCCGCACATCGACAACAGCGCCTACACACACTATATGATCTGCGAGGCGCAGGCGGGCGATGTGCTGACCGGACTCGTGACGCTGCTCAACTGCTCTTGGAGCTATGCATATGTGGCCGAGCAGATGGTCGCGCGCTATCCGAACGCACTTTCGGATGAACGCTACGGCGCGTGGTTCGCGGGCTATGTGTCGGACGCCTATCGACAGACCAATCAGGATCTGATCGACCGCATCGACGCGCTTGGCGCTTCCGTTGATGAGGCGGCGGCGCAGCACCTGTGTGAGATCTTTGAAAACTGCTGCCGGTTTGACCTGCGCTTTTGGGACATGGTCTATACGATGGGGCAGCAGCGTTCGCCCCTGTGCAGCGGCGAAGCATGAAACACCGGCGGATGTGCCTTACGCATATCCGCCGGTTTTTTGCGGGAAATGAAAAAAGGAGACCGGATGTTCCGGCCTCCAGCGATGTAGTCAGCAAAGTTTGCAAGACAGGGCTGACCGCAGCATCTTTAGTATAGGATCGGGCGCTGCCGCTGTCAAGAGAAAAAATAGCAGAAAGATGCAGAGCTTCCGAAAACAAGAATCGACAAATATTTCTCTGCGAAAAGGCCGTTTGTCAAGAGTAAATGCACAAAAAAGCAAAAATATTTTTTATGAGGCCAGAATGAGGGCGATTTCTTCCCGGAAAAGCTGCTCGGAGCACAGATAACCGAACATTTTGCGGGGGTAGTTGTTCAGCCAGTCCTCGATCCGCTTGGTCTCCTCGAAGGAGACCGTGCTCAGGTCGGTGCCCTTCGGCAGGTGCCGACGTATGAGGCCGTTCTGGTTCTCATTGGATCCGCGCTCGCTCGGTCGGTAGGGGTGGCAGTAGTAGACCTCGGTGCGGGTGCCCTTGCCGCTGGCGCTTCGTTCGATCCCGGCGGCGTCGGCAAACTCGCAGCCATTGTCGCAGGTGATGGATCTGAATACCTTCGGGAACAGGTCGCCGTACTTGGCCTCGAGCCCGTCAATCGCAGCGACGACGCTGGCGGCCGTCTTGTCCGGCGACGGTATAATGAGCTCCCAGCGCGTTTTCCGCTCGGTCATCACGATGTAGGTGTTGCTGACGCCTTGGCAGCTTTCGACGCTGTCCATCTCCCAGTGACCGAAGGTGCTGCGGTCGTTGATATGCTCGGGGCGATCCTCGATGCTCCGGCCGGCAGGCTTGCGGGGCATGGATCCGGCCGGGCGCTCTGGCTGGTGGCGCTTGCCGTGTTGCGGCAGCATGGAGACGGTCAGCTCGTCGCCGAAGATCTCGCCGCGGATGTAGTTGTAGGCGGTGCTCGCGCAGATGTGGGTCTTGAAGGGCCAGCCCTTGACCTCGGCCTCACCGATCGCGGCCTCCGGGCTGTACTTCTCGTCGCGGATCTTGGCGATCAGGTAGTCGGCCAGCTCGTAGTCGTTGCCGATCTTCAGCTCCGGCCCCTTGGCGCGGAGGTTGGCCTCATAGCGGGCCTGTGCGCCTTCGGGGTTGTATCTGGTCTCGGTGGTGTAGTCGCTGTTGAGGTGCTCATAGGTGCACCGCTTCAGCTCCCGGTAGATGGTCGTATGATGGACGCCGAGCTCCTTGGCGATGTCCGTCGGCTTCATTCCTGCGCGGATGAAGGCGTCGAGCTGGATGCGCTTGGTCGGCGTCAGATGGCTCCAGTGCTGTCCCATTGTGTTCCCCTCCGTGATAAAAGAAAAGGGGCGGCCCGCCGGCCGCCCCTTCTGTGTGTCAGTGTTCCTCGTACTTTTTCAGGAGCTCGAGCGTCTCCTCGTCTGTGATGATGTCAGCCAGCCTGCACTCCAGCGCGTTGCAGATCTTCAGCAGCGTCGGCAGCTTCGCGCCGTTGATGTCCCGGGCACCGCGCTCGTACTGCTGGAGCACCTGCACCTTGATCCCGGCCAGATCGGCGAGCTGAGACTGAGACAGGCCGGCAGCCTTGCGGAGCTTTTGCAGCCCCTCGCTTTTGTAGGTCACTTTGATCGAGATGTCCATGTTGTTCCTCCCGCTTGACTTTGCCGTGGTTTCGTGGTTATAATGAAAAGGAACGGCGGGCGGGATTTTTCCCGCCGTCCTTCGACCTTACTGCTCGGGCTTTTGGTTCGGCTTTATTGTGATCGTAATGGTGGCAACCTGTTCACACTTTAGAGCCTGTTCCAGCAGCTCGAGCAGTTTTTTCATCTGCTCAGCATCCACGGCTTTGCCTCCTTTCCGCGGTTTTGTTCTCCTTTCTTTCTGTACTCGGCTATCCCTTGCCTGTGATTATATTATAGAGCATTTGCTCTATAATGTCAAGCATAATTCGGCAGATTTTCAACATTTTCCCGCGTTTTTCCACAAAAAAAGCCGCACGGCGTCGCTGCCGTGCGGTTTTCTCATTCTTTCCCGAGCAGGTGGTTGATGGTGGTGCCGAGAGCGGTCACCAGATAGTCCAGCTCGTAGTCAGCGACGACTCTGCTGCCGTTTTCAATCCGGCTGATGACCTTCTGCGTGACGTCCAGCCCGATGATCTGGAGCTTGTAGGCGAGCTGTTCCTGTGACAGGTTTGCCCGCAGCCGCTCCTCCTTGACTCTCTCCCCGGAGATGTTGCACCTGCCGTCTGGTTTGTATATCTTCGCAGCCCTCGCCTCCCTTTACGCTAAAGATGACTATGCAATATTGACTTTACCAGTTTTGGCATGGTAATATTATGCCAAAGATGACTAAACACTAATAAATACAAAGTCATCAGGAGGAGGTACTGCATGGGGCTGTTTAGCTTTCTGAAGAAAAAGGAGCCAGAGCCGGCTCCTGCGATCACGGCCACGATCCACGCTCAGACCGTAGAAGTGAAGCAACGGACGCGCGGCGAGCTCCCGCTTGCCGAGATCGGCGGCTATGTGAGCCCGTCCGGCGGTTTTGTAAACTATGGGCGTTTTTGCGTTACTGGTATGAACTCCAGCACGGGGAGAAAAAACACGAAACGATATGAGGCACAGACCGAGGCTGACGCCAGAGCTGCGGCTGCGGATGATGGCCTCGTTGAGCCCATGACTGTGCAGGTGGAGCCGCAGATCCCGCCGACCGATCGGCAAATGGACTACGCGCTCGAACTCGAGGCCATGCTCCCCGCCGGCGTATGCAAGGAGGACGTCAGCGCGATCATCAGTAGGATCACCGACGAGGACGAGGCTGCACCAGATCCCGGCCTTTCGTTGTATGCGCACGCCTGCGGGGTGAAGTTTTCGCGCTTTGTCGGTGAAAAGGCTCTGCTTTCGTATATGGTCAGCCAGATGCACGGAGCCGCTCGGGGCGAGTTGTATGCTTATGCCGTTTACCGGCAGGAGAGCGGTGGAAGGTTCAGCGATCCGCGTAGTCTTTCGGTGTATGAGTTTCTGCGCAGTTGCGGGGCTGAGATTGCTGAAGATCCTGCCCTGCTGAAGTCTCTGGAGGATCGTGATGTCTATGACTTCGCAGGCCCGAACAGAGGCACGAAGGTTTACAAAATGGCCGCCGCCATATTGAAGCAGTGTGGGGCCCTATAAAACAGGAAAAGCCCGCCCGGGATCTCCGGGCGGGTTTTTTGTGCTGTGAAGTTGCGGATCAGCGTGCGAGTGCTGCGTTGACGGCCTGCTGGATGGCGTTGTAGTCGTAGCCGGCGGCCTCGAGGCGCTTCTTGCGGTCTGCGCCGTTGCCCCACTTGCCGGCGATGACCTCCTTGGCGATCTCGGCGTTGGTTTTCTTGGGGGCTGCGGTTCCCGGGATCTTGATCTTCTGGCCGACTCTGATGATGTTCGGGTTGGTGATCCCGTTGTATGCTGCGAGCTTCTGGTAGGTCGTCCCGTACTTGGCCGCGATCTTGCTCAGGGTGTCGCCGGCGACGACCGTGTAGGTCACTTCGCTGGTGGTACCGCTGCTCGGCGTCTGGCTGCCCGTGTTGGTGTTCCCGGGCTCTGCGTCGTAGGCTGGGCGGCCATAGCCGACGATGTAGCTGTCGCTCAGGTAGTAGGAGCGGCGGGCCACTTGGTCGGAGGTGTTGCCCTCGATGGTGTAGACCTTGCTGCCGTCCACCTTCTCGACGAGGCCAGTGTGGCTGACGTTGCTCTTGGAGTGCGCGGTGCTGAAAAAGATCTGGTCGCCGGGCTTGGGATCCTTGTCGTGATAGCGGCTCTGCTTCTCGTAGTACATGAGGGAGTAGGTGCAGCCGGCGCCCGCGGATCTCTCGGGCTGGCAGAGCAGGCGCAGCGCGTCCGCATATCCGAAGGCGGTCAGCATACACCAGTCGACGAACATATCGCACCATGCGAAGCCGTTTTTCTTGCCGTTGTACCACTTCGGGTACTTCTCGTCGAAGTCTCTGGCGTACTTGGTATAGTTGGCGCTGCCCGCGTTGGCGGTCGGGTTGTCGAGCTGGCTGTTGCTCTTTTTCTCGTGGTAGCCGATCTCTGCCGCAGCGATGGCAAGAACGGCCGATGCGTAGCATTTGCTCATAGTTTTACCTCCTTAGCTGTAAAAAGAAAAAGGGCGGGCCGGAGCCCGCCCCTCTCCGTCATTCGATAGTCAGGCCCTCAGTGTTGAGCTGCTTGACTGCTGCCTCGATCGCGTTGCTGACGCTTTCCTCGTCGACCTTGAAGCCCTTCTGCTTCAGGAAGTCGATGACGTACTGCTTCTTCTCCTCGCCGCGGCCGGCGCCCTTGTAGAGTTGCTCAGCAGCAGCGACGCCGATCTTTACCCACGCGGTCAGCTCCTTGCGCTGTGCCTCGGTGGTCTGGCTCTTGAGCCACGGGATCAGAAAAACGCTCACGCCGGCGCCGATCAGGGCGATGGCTGCGTTGACGATGGGGGTGATGTCGATGGTGTTCATCCTTGTGCCTCCTCATTGTTGAGAGTGTCCCCGGACGGATCCGGGAGCGGGTTGCCGTCGGCGTCGAGCCCGTGGCGGTTTCGGCTGATTTTCTCGCCGAGGCTCTTGCCGGCGTATGTGATTAGATAGCCGACGCAGGCGGTGAAGATGGTGCCGGTCAGCTCACCGACCGGGTCGCGCCCGAAGGCAGAGAGCAGCAGAGAGCTGGCTGCGCTGAGCGTTGCCACGCTGGCCGCCCAGTATGCGAGCTTTTTGCTCGCCTCGATTTTCTTTTTACGCTTGCGCCGGCGCTTCTTTGCGGCCATGCTGCTCACCTCCTTAGTCGATGATCGCGTGGATCCCCTGACTGGTGAGGAAGTCCTTCTGCGCGTGTTTGATTTTGGCAGCGTAGTCGAGGGCCGCGTGCATATCCCCGTTACAATGCGCGTCAGGGATGCGCTGCACGGCCCGGGCCGTCGCCTCGCCGAGAGCGATGGCTGCCGACGTGCCCTGAATGGTGATGATCTGGAGATCTTCACGGGCACGCTCTCGGGCCGCTGCCTCTTTCTGCCGTTTGGCCTCCTCGGCCTCCTTTTGCTTCTCGCGCTTCTGGATCCTGTGCTCGAGCATCCAGAAGCAGAAGCCGGTCGCGGCCGTCGGGATCCCCAGTAGGACGACGAGCGCGCCGATGTTGATTTCGATCATTGTGTCACCTCATAAAAGCCGGAGGGCCGCAGGACGCGGCCCTCCTTGTTGTTGGGCTTACTCCTCGACGTCGTCGAAGTAGCCCATGTCGACGAGATACTTGTGCACGCGGGCCTTCAGCTTCGCGGGGACGTTGTCCTCGGTGATGCGGCCCATGATGATCTCGCCTGCATACAGACGTACCAGCATTTCACGCTCCTCCTTTCCTGCAATTTTTAATAATAGCCACGCGAGGGCC